AGAATACGAACACAACGATCAAGAAGATCGCATTCAACGAAAAGAAGGCAGATGGCTATAACCCGATGCTGACGGTCTGCGATGAAATGGCGGCATGGCCTGCCGAGCGTGGACTGAAACAGTATGAGGTTATGGTATCCGGTACCGGCGCACGTGATGAACCGCTCACACTGTCGATCAGCTCTGCCGGATATGTCAACGGCGGTATTTATGATGAACTTTTTACCCGCGGGACAAGATTTCTGAAGGGTGGATCAGGTGAAAAACATTTTCTTCCGCTTTTCTACATGATTGATGATGTCACCAAGTGGGACGACATCAATGAACTGAAGAAAAGCCTTCCTGGGCTCGGTGTATCAGTCTCGGTCAAGTTCATACTGGCTCAGATCGACACTGCCCGTGAGTCACTCAGCAAAAAAGCTGAGTTCATGACGAAATACTGCAACATCAAACAGAACAGTTCACAGGCTTGGCTTGATGCGATCACAGTCCAGAAGGCATGTGGAGAACATTTAGAGCTTGAAGACTTCCGAGGTAGTTACTGCATCGGCGGCATTGACTTATCACAGACTACAGACCTTACGGCATGCACAGCGGTCATTCAGAAGAATGGCATCCTGTATGTATTTGCCAAATTCTTTCTGCCTGCTGAAAAGATTGACGAAGCGACCGAGAGAGACGGCCTGCCATATCGGGTATATATCCAGCGTGGTCTTTTGCAGCCATCTGGAGACAACTTCATTGATTATCACGATGCAGAAAACTGGTTCTTAGATCTGATTAACAAATATGAGATCTATCCGCTTAAGGTGGGTTATGACAGATACTCAGCTCAGTATCTGGTTAACGATATGAAAGCCTACGGATTCCACATGGATGATGTGTATCAGGGAGAGAACCTGTATCCGGTCATTCTGGAAGTTGAAGGCTTGATGAAAGATGGTGTCATCAATATTGGTGACAACGATCTGTTAAAGATTCATCTGCTTAACTCAGCGATTAAGATGAGCACTGAGCGAGGCAGGGGGAAACTTGTAAAGCTGTCGCCGACTGTTCACATTGACGGAACGGCGAGCTTGCTGGATGCATTTACTGTCCGGCAGAAATGGTGGAGTGAAGTCGGCAATCAGCTGGCTAATGAGAGGTGAATATGGGACTCCTTGAAAAAATATTCCCAAAAAAGCATGAAGCAGTCCCTGTCGGTGGCTACTTCAAATTGCTTAACGGGTATACACCGAGATTCTCGACTTGGGATGGTCAGTTGTTCGAGTCGGAACTGGTGAGATCGGCGATTGATGCCAGATCACGGCATATCAGCAAGTTGGAAGTGAGGATTGACGGCTCGGCGCAGCCGAAGCTGAAGACAAAGTTGATCAAACAGCCGAATGATTATCAGACATGGTCGCAGTTTCTATACAGGCTGAACACTATTCTGGACATGAAAAACACAGCGTTCATTCTGCCAGTGTATGACAAGATCGGTGAGATCACCGGAATTACAACCGTCTACACTGATCGCTATGATGTGCTGGAAGTAAACGGATCTCCATGGATCCGTTTTTATTTCGATCATGGTCAGCATACTGCAGAAGACCTGAAGCGTGTAGGCATCATGACAAAGTACCAGTATAAGTCAGATCTGTTCGGCGAATCGAACAAAGCGCTGAATGACACGCTGGCACTGATCGCAATCCAGAAGCAGGGCATCACAGAAGCTGTCAAGTCATCAGCATCATTCAGATTCATGGCGCAGGCCAACAACTTTGTAAAGCCTGAAGATCTGCAGAAGGAACGGCAGAGATTTGCCGAGTACGGGATCACGAACAACAATGACGGCTTCCTGTTATTCCCGAATACATACACAAACATTCAGCAGATTCAGTCGAAGCCGTACACAGTCGACGCTGAACAGCAGAAGCTGATTCAGACAAATGTGTTCAATTACTTCGGAGTGAATGAGGCAGTGCTGCAGAACTCAGCGCTTGGCGATCAGCTTGATGCTTTCTTCAACGGAGCAATCGAACCATTCAGCATCCAGCTGTCTGAAGTACTGACCAAGATGCTGTTTACTTCGGTAGAGCAGGCACATGGCTCGGCTGTATTTGTGACTGCAAACAGACTGCAGTACATGCCGGTGGCACAGAAGATCTCCATGATCGCAACTCTTGGCGACCGCGGATATCTGATGATCGACGAAGGCAGAGCATTGTTCAACTATCCGCCTCTGCCGGATGGAGCTGGTCAGCATGCTCCGATCAGAGGCGAGTTCTATATGGTTGGCGAAGACCAACAGAAAGGTGATTCAAATGACACAGAATAGAGAATTCAGACCTTTCGGCGATGTCAAACGGAAAGAATATCGGATCGAAGGGTATGCATCCACATTCGCACCATATGAAATGTGCGAGATTGATGGACAGAAATATTTCGAACGCATCGAACCGACAGCATTTGATGAATGCGATATGTCTGACGTGGTCCTGAGGGTTGATCACGCAGGCGCTGTTTATGCACGTACATCGGCGGGAACTGTGCTTCTGAATACAGATGAGCATGGTCTGCATATTGAGGCTGATCTGAGCCGTACAGCGAACTCTAGAGCGCTGTATGACGAAATTGAAGCCGGCAACTATCCACAGATGTCATTCTGCTTTACTGTTCCGGAAGGTGGCGACTGGTACGACGAGGAAAGTCGGACCAGAGTCATCGGAAAGATCAATAAGCTGTATGACGTTTCACCGGTTTCCTTCCCGGCGAATCCTACAACTGAATTGCATGCGAGGGCACTTGAGTGGTTCAACGGAGCGATTGAAGCACTCCAGACGGAGCGATCTGAAGAAGTTCCTGAAGCAAGTGAGACAGTTGAAGAAAGGACTGAGGATGAAGAAGGAAAAACCGAATCTGCTGAGATCATCGTGGAAACCGAAGAAAGAGCAGAAGAAATTAAGAATTCTGAAGTAACAGAAGACGAAGAGATCGAAGACTGCAAGGCTAAGGAATTCGCTGAGTACAGAGCTCTTCAGTCCAAAGTGATCAGTGGAGAAATCGGCAAAGTGGTTGAAACCCACAGAGAGGAAATTGAAATGGAAGAGAAGAAATACACAGTTGCATCTCCCGAATACAGAGACGCATTCTATGCAATGATCGCCGGTACTGCTTCAGAAGAGCAGAGAGCGATCATTGTTGACAACACAGCTCCGGGCGACGGCGATGCTATTGCTATCCCGAAGACACTGGACGAGAAGATCTGGGATAACATCCATACAGCTCATCCGATTCTGAATGACATCACAACTGTCAATTCCGGTGTTGCTATGGAAGTTACCAAGCATACTGCAATCGCTGTTCGTACGACCAAGAAACTCGACAGTGCAGCTACTCCGGCAGAGGAAGCAAACACATTCGTTAAGGTCATCCTGTACGGCTATGACTATGAGAAGTATGTCCAGCTGACATACGCTGAAGCAAAGATGTCTCAGGGTGCTCTTGAGGATTATCTGGCTGAAGAGATCGGTGCAGAACTCGGCGAAGCAATGGCAAAAGACGTCTTTACCCAGGTTATGGCTGACGCAGGTAATGGTCAGAAGGTTACACCTGCAGCCGGTTCTGTTCTGTTCGAGAACATCAAGGCAGCGCTCGCACTGGCAACAGGCGCAGCTACTCCGGTTATCTATGCACCTGCAGCTTCTTATTATGATATTGTCGGCGCAATCGCACAGGGATCTCCGTTCAATATCGCTAAGACATTCGGCTGTGAAGTCAAGCTGGATACAGCTACAACAAAGATTGTCATTCTTGACCCGAAGAAGTATGTCCAGAACCTTGTACAGGCTGTCATGATCGAATCCGACAGAGACATCAAGGCTCACAAGGTTGTTGTTTCCGGTTACTGCCGTGCTCAGGGCACTCTGAGACACAACAAAGCAGCAGCTTGGATCGACTAAGCTGAGGTGAACGGCAATGCTTGAGAAAGTCAGACTTGCGCTGAGGATCACAACCACAGCATTCGACAGTGAACTGACTGATCTGATCAATGCCGCATATGTCGATCTCGGCATTGCCGGAGTCGAAAACAAAGAAGAAACTGATCCGATAATCATCCGTGCAGTAACTACTTACTGCCGGATGAATTTCGGTGAAGTATCTGATTATGACCGTCTGAAAGCATCATATGATGAGCAGAAAGCTCAGTTAAGCATGGCATCTGATTATACAGACTACTCCATGCTGGGTGAATAAATGGACAGGTCAGATGTGGCATATCTTGTAACCAAAGAATGGTTACAGGATGAATACGGTGTACAGCGTGAGCAGATCAGCGAGTCACAGGTATTCGTTCAGGTTGGCTCGGTCAGTATGTCTGAATGGTTTGAAGGCGGGCGGAATGGATTGAATCCAGAGCTCAGATTCACCATGTTCAGATACGACTACAACGATCAGGAAGAGATCAGATACAACGATACGTATTACAAGGTGTACAGAGTCTACTATGGTAAAAACGACACTGTAGAGCTGTATTGCGAAAAGAGGAAAGGCAATGCCGATCATTAACTCAAAAGACTTCTCTAAAACCATACAGAGCTATATCAGCGAGTATGGCGATGAAGTGCTCGAGAAGAATGCAGAAGCTCTCGAAACAGTCGCGAAAGATGTCACACGCGATCTGAAGAAAGCGGGAGATTTCGGCGGCACCAGTTTCCGGAAAAGCATAGCCTATGAGATGCAAACAGGCAGAAAAATCAGAGTCCGCGCCAAAATCGGCGCAAAAGCTCCATATTACAGACTGACTCATCTGCTTGAATTCGGGCATGCTACAGCAAACGGCGGGCGCACAAAAGCATTTAATTTCGTCAAGCCGATCAACGACACTGTCGAACAGAGATATATCGCAGAAATGGAGAGGTTGCTGCAATGACATTTGAACAGATCGCCGAAGTGTTGGCGAGTACGGGATATCCTACAGTTTATCTGGCATGGCGGCAGGGACATGTTCCGCCGCTTCCATATATCTGCTGGTATCTCCCTTCAATGACCGCTGAAACGGCAGACAATACACATCACGCACAGATCTATCAGCTCAATGTCGAGCTGTACACGAAAAATAAACAATTCGATGCCGAATCCAAAATTGAACAGGCTCTGTTAGATGCAGGGCTTGTTTTTACTAAGGAAGAGACATTTTTAAACGATGAAAACATGTACGAAGTACTGTTTATGAGCGAGGTAATAATCAATGGGTAGAGTGAGATACGGTTTTTCCAAACTGTACTATGCAGTCGCAACAGAAGGTGCAGGCGGTGCTCTTACATACGAAACACCGACAGCGATTCCAGGAGCCAAGTCTCTCAGCATGAGTCCAGCGGGATCTTCATTCACCGAGAATGCAGACAATGTTGCATGGTATTCCGGCAACACAAACGATGGCTATACAGGTGATCTGGTATTTGAAGACACAGCTGCTGCTGATGCCTTCATGACAGAAGTACTGGGAAGAACAAAGAATGCAACTTCCGGACTGGTAGTCGAAAAGGCTACCGATCAGCCGGTTGAATTCGCACTGCTCGGCCAGTTTGAACTGGCAGGCGGAACAGAAGTCGGTAAGCGCGTATGTTTCTACAGATGCGTAGCTTCAAGGCCGAATGTCGAAGGCGCGACAACAGAAAACGGCAGTGTAACAATTGCCACCAATACTCTCAGCATCACAGCAATGCCGAGAATCAATGACACAGCGGTCAAGGCTGATGCAGTCAGCACCGATACCGCTTATGCGAGCTGGTACTCAGCAGTTCCTGAAGCGGCTTAATTAATCCAAGGGGGGAGAAATGATCAAAACAGTAACGATTGCCGGAAAGCCTGTCGACCTGAAGGCGACAGGTTCAACGCTCATCAAATACAGGAATCAGTTCGGACGTGATCTGATTAACGATTTCCAAGCTGTACAGACGGCTTTTGAGACGGAAGGAGCGATCAATGGAGAAACATTCGATATTGTCGCCAAACTGACGTATACGATGGCAAAGCAGGCTGATAAAACCATCACAGCATCTCTCGAAGATTGGCTGGATGAGTTTGATTATTTCCCCATATCTGAATTTGCTGCAGACGTGATTATGCTGTGGGCTTCCAGTCTGCAGACACAGTCTGATCTGAAAGTAAAAAACGTGTAAGGCCGTCGGCTCGCAAAGAGTCTACGGCCTTGTTCTTATTGAGATGCATTCAATTAGGTCTGTCTATGGATGATCTGGATAAGCTGACCATGGGCATGATCTACGACATAATGATCGAAAGATCAAACGATGAATATGAGTGGCCTGAAGAGGCAACGCTCGAAGATATTATGAAATTCTAGAGAGGGCAGTATGGCGAGCAACCGTATTAAAGGCTTAACAATTGAGATCGGTGGCGATACTACCAAACTGAGCGATTCGCTTAAGGGAGTAGATAAATCGCTCCGTGATACACAGTCCCAGCTGAGGGACGTGAACAAACTGCTGAAATTGGATCCGAAGAATACAGATCTGTTAAAGCAGAAACAGGAACTGTTAACTAAACAGGTCGAGGATACAAAGAAACGTCTCGAAGAGCTGAAGAAAGCTCAGGACACAATGGATCAGAACGGAGTTGATAAGAACTCCGATCAGTACAAAGCACTCCAGAGAGAGATCATCGAAACAAAGCAGAATCTGGATAAAGCCAAAGATGCAGCCAAGGACTTCGGTTCTGTTCTCGGTCAGCAGCTTCAGGAAGCAGGCAAGTCAGTCAAAGAAACCGGCGACAAGATCAAAGGCTTCGGCGATTCAATGACCAAGAACGTGACAGCTCCGATCGTAGGAGTCGGCGCGGCTGCCATGGCCGGATGGGCACAGATCGATGAAGGTCTGGACATTGTAACCAAGAAGACCGGAGCCACAGGCGATGCCATGACAGAGTTTGAAGGCATCGTCAAAAACATCGGCAAGACGATCCCGACATCATTTGCCACAGCGGGCGAAGCTGTCGGCGAAGTAAATACCCGCTTCGGTGTTACCGGACAGGAACTGGAAGATCTGTCGACACTGTTCATCAAGTTTGCCGATATCAATGATACGGATGTAACGTCATCGGTTGATTCAGTTCAGAAAGTCTTGGCAGCGTACAATCTCGAAGCCAAAGATACAGGCAATGTTCTGGATGTCTTAACCAAGGTATCCCAGAACACCGGCATCAGCATCGGAACGCTTGAATCAGGATTGCTGAACAACTCTGCAGCATTCCAGGAAATGGGCCTGTCTGTTGAACAGGCGGCTGATTTCATGGGACAGGTTGAAATGTCCGGTGCAGATGTCAGTTCTGTCATGAGCGGTTTATCCAAAGCTCTGAAGAATTCTGCAAAAGATGGCAAAGATATGGGCACGGCCCTGTCTGAGTTACAGGAATCCATCAAGAACGGAACAGGCGCCACGGATGGCCTTACAGCTGCGTATGATCTGTTTGGCAAAGCGGGCGATAAAATCTACGGAGCAATTCAGAACGGCTCTCTGGACTTCCAGAATCTCGGTCAGAGCGCACTTGACGCAGGCGGTACAGTCGAAGGAACGTTCGATGGCCTGCAAGATCCTGTCGACAAGTTCCAAGTGGTAATGAATCAGCTAAGTGAACTGGGATATGAAATTGCCAATGCACTTATGCCAAGCATTCAGACGGCAATTGAGACGGTGATTCCGATTATCCAGTCGGTCACTGATTCATGGAACAGTTTGTCTGAAGGCCAGCAGGGATTCATCATCAAAGCGGCACTGGTGGTTGCTGCGGTTGGTCCTGTGTTGTCTGCAATCGGCTCTGTGATCTCCATTGTAGGCGGTTGTATTTCCGCTGTTGGCAGTCTTTCCGGAGTGCTTGGCGGGTTATCCATGACGGTTGTCGGACCTGTTGCGGCTGCCATTGCGGCTGCGATCGCGGTCGGTGTTCTGCTGTGGAAGAACTGGGACACTGTCAAACAGAAAGCACAGGAACTTTGGGATAAGATTTCCGAAGTCTTCACAAACATCAAAGAGACAATCGGCGAGAAGATCGAAGGTGCAAAGGAAAAAGTCAGATCTGCGATCGAAGCGATCAAGGGCTTCTTTAACTTTAAGTTTGAATGGCCGAAGTTGAAGATGCCTCATTTCACATTCAGCGGAACAATGAATCCTCTGAAATGGGCGACGGAAGGAGTTCCGAAGATTGGAGTTGAGTGGTACAAAAAAGCGATGAAAGATGCATATGTACTGGATGGAGCGACAATCTTCGGAGCTAACAACGGTCAGCTGCTGGGCGGTGGTGAAGCAGGTAAAGAGGTTATTTTGGGATTGGATAAACTCAAAGAATACGCAGGCTCAACAGTTGTCAATGTCGAGATGACTGTCAATGCTGCACCTGGCCAGTCAGCGGAAGAGATTGCGCGTGAAGTATCCGATCGTATTCAGAGAGAAGTACTGAGAAAGAGGGCAGTGTGGGCATGACGAGAAA